AATGTGATTATGGACATATCAGCTGACGGTAAAGGTATTTCATTCTTAGAGTTCTGCGAAAAGCCTGGCGTGACGCTCAGAGGAGGTCATTCCTCACCTATTCCGATTTTGGAAGGCACAGACCTTGATGAACTGATAGAGCCAGGAATTTACCTTATGTCAAACGTGGCGAGTGATACAATCAAACACAATCCTTTCGGCGAAGACTTACCTACAATCTCTGCAAGCTTTGAAGTACTCAAAACAGGAGTCTACGACAGCAGCGCTACAGAACTCACACAAATATGTATACTCGGAACTTCTATGTACATGAGGTCAGGTGTAGCAGGTGGTAATATCAACACGCCTATTTTTTCTGAGTGGGTAGAATCCTACAACGAAAATAACTTGACAATATCAGGTAAAACTCTTTGGAGTGGTAGTAATCAAATGGGTTCAGGTGCTTCTATTACTTTCTCTGAAAAGGTAAGTGCGCAAAGAAACGGCATTGTGCTTGTTTTCAACGACGGTTCAACTAATCAGACTAACAGCTTCTTTGTACCAAAAGTTGCTATAGAAGCTTATGCGGGTTCTGGTCACTCATTCTTTATGGTCCCGAATGGCTTGGCGACTGTAGGTTATAAATACATATATCTTACAGACACCAAGGCTTCAGGTAATGCCAACAATACAAAATCAGGGACAGCAGACTCGGGGTTGAAATATGACAACAGCAAATTTTATCTCCGTTACGTTTACGGAGTTTAAGAATGAAAGGAGATAAGGGCAATGGCAATTAAAGCTTATTTTGTCGAAGGTCAAACAGAGGCTATGGTTCACGGTCTTCATCAGTGGGACCTTAACCAGACATTGATAATTCGCGATATGACTTTACCTGCTAAGGTTGACGTTCATATGGCGTGTGCTGGAATGTCCGAGGCAGTAAATCAAGTGTGTGAGTATTCAGAGGGTTGTATCAGCGCTTGTATTCCCGACAAATGCCTTGAGCAGACAACGCCTGTCATCGCTTGGGTTGTTTCAGGTGGTCAGACTATCCGCACAATCGTTATGCCTGTAGTGGCTAGAACTAAGCCAGCTGATGACTATACACCTGTTGAGCCTTTCGTTGAAGGCAAAGTTGTAGAGCTTGATATGCTTTATGGTGACCAGGTCATTGAGGCTTCACCCGATAAGACTATGGACACTGTAACCATTAAAAAACCTGCTAACTTGAAACCTAGCAACATCAGGGCTCAAGTGGAAATAGGCGGCGTGGTAGGTACATACACACCCGTTGTGGTTGATGCAAATCTTGAATTCAAGGAATATAACATCATCGCAAACGGCACGCATACCATTACACCTATCGAGGGCGTGGATGGTTTCAAGTCCGTGGTTGTCAACGTCGATGTTCCTCGGTACGCTGTAGCTGCAAATCTTCAGAGTAAAACAGTTGTTGAGAATGGAGAGTATAAGCCCGACAGTGGATATGATGGTTTTTCAAGCATAAAGGTCAACGTACCCGCATCGGCTGTTGTTCTTCAAGATGTGGAAGTTACGCCGAGCGGTGAAGAGCAAATAATCACGCACGACACAAATCATAACGGACTCGGAACTGTAACCGTTAAAGCCGTAGAGCTTCAGGACAAAACAGTCACACCGAGCGGAACTATTCAGACCATTACACCCGACGAGGGCTTCACTGGACTGAATACCGTAACTGTTGAGGCTGTCGAGGGCGTAACTCTTCAAGATAAAACAGTTGACCCCTCAGCAGAGGTTCAGACCATTACGGCTGATGCAGGTTATAATGGCTTAAACTCCGTAACCGTAGAGGCTGTAAGTCTTCAGGATAAAACCGCAAAGGTTTCTGTTGACGCTCAGACCATTACGGCTGATGAGTCTTACGACGGTTTAGGCTCAGTGACCATAGAGGCTATAAACCTTCAAGAGGTAACAGTTGCACCGTCTTCAGAGACACAGACCATTATGTCTGATGCTGAATATGATGGTATAGGTATTGTGACCGTAGGGGCTTGCAAACTGCAAGACAAGACAGTCACACCGTCCACAGAGACACAGACCATATCAGCTGACAACGGGTTTAACGGGCTTGGTACTGTAACAGTTGAGGCTTCAGCTCCTGCTGAATTGCAAGACAAGACAGTCACACCGTCCACAGAGGCACAGACCATTACAGCCGATGATGGATTTGACGGGCTCGGCACTGTAACTGTAGAGGCTACAGACCCTGTACAGCTTCAGAATAAAACAGTCACACCTAGTGCAACCGCTCAGACAATAAAGGCTGATGATGGGTATGATGGGCTTGGCACTGTAACCGTTGAGGCTATGGACACTGTAGAGGTTCAAGATAAAACCGTTACACCAAGCACAACATCACAGACCATTACAGCAGACGCAGGATATGATGCGCTCGGCACAGTGACCGTTGAAGCTATTACAAGCTCTTTAATCCCAAACCTTACGGCTGATAACATAGTGGCAGGTGCTTCAATCCTTGGAGTTGCAGGTACAGCGCCTACATACATTGAAGTTACAAGCGCTTCAGAGCTTGACAATTACACAAGCATGCCAGAAGGCACACTTGCAATCGTGAAGGAGTGATAATATGGCTAAGGTTGATACGCTCGTTGGTGTTAGAGCTCTTCCAGAGATACCCGACGGCACAAAGTTTAACACCGCGTGGGAAACAATGACAATGGCAGACAGCGCAGGAAGTGCTATGAGCTTCAGCGGCGCTAATATATGGAGTCACAATGGAGAAATATATCTCAATTCAACGCATAAATGGGATAAAGCCTCCCAGACTTGGGTGAGTGTGGAATGGTTTTTCTCAGACTCTGAAACAGCTGCTACTTTTCAGACTTCTGCTACCTATATTTTCACTTGGAATGGAGCCGTGTACTTAAGGAGTACATATCAAAAGGTTTATTGTCTTCCAGCGGGTTACACAGGTAACACTTGGCAGGTTGTTACGTTCTCGGGCTATATGGACGCCTATGGCTCAATAGCTTTTCCCGAACTTAGTGGTTTATGGACCGACAAAGACAATAGGTTGTTTTATACTAAATACAGCGCGGGAACATCATTCAATCCAAGTTATTTTCATTCCTACATAGCTCGTAAAGGCTCCAGTGACTTGGAAATTACATTCAGCCCATATACATGGTATGAAGGCGAATATTCAAGTCCAAGTGCAGCTGTTACAGCTGTTACAGAACTGTATGGTTCTCATTTATGGGCTGACAGCAAAGGCAATATCTATGATGCTAAGGGTAAGCGTAAAATGGTGTATGGTGTTATGACTACACCAGAAGGGGCTATAATATATGATTATTATTTAGCCCCTGCCGATGACTTTGCTGGATTCACGTCAAGCAAAGGCAAAGCTTATATGTGGTCAGACAGCATAAATGTTTATTATTGTGCAAACACAAGTACCTCCTACATATTTGATGAAGCGTCTCAGACTTGGGTAACTCATGTATTTGACGGGATTTCAGGTAACGTGGACGGCTCGAAAATATGGACTGACGGCACAAATCTTTATTACAGCAACAGCTCTACACACTACAAGCTCGCTGCTTTACCTAAAGATATCAATCCTTGCTATCTCAAGGAAAATGGCGAGTGGGTCAAAAAGGACGTATTCCAGCTCCAAAACGGAGAATGGGTGCAGATAAGTTTTAAGGACTAAAGGTTTTGAAAGGAGAATGAATTATGTTTATTGAATTCATCAACGAGTACGGCGCAACAATGCTGTATACCCTCATCACTGCAATCGCAGGCTATTTAGGTATTGTGGCTAAAAGCCTTATCACAAAATACCTGAATGACAAGACCAAAAAGGACGTAGCTCGCACAGTCGTTAAGGCTGTTGAGCAGATTTACAAAGATATTCACGGAGATGAAAAGATTGACAAGGCTCTCATCTCAGCTGCTGAAATCCTCAGCAGTAAGGGTATCACTACTACAGACCTTGAACTTCGTTACTTGCTGGAGTCAGCAGTCAACGAGTTTAACAATGCAGTAGTTAAACCTGAAACCCCAGAGGACCCCGTGCCTGCGATTAATGACGCAGAAAAGGAATAAGGTGATATTATGGAGCAAATGGAACTTATAATCACTGTTGGCAGTGTGGTCAGTGTATTCGCGGCTTTTATAGGCATGTTGCTTAAAATCCATAAGTTTTATTTGAAACAAGAGGAACAGAGCAAAGAGATTGAAAAGCTTCAGGCTAAATATAAGAGCGATATTAAGCAGATGAAAGGTGAAAATGCCCTCATATGTTATTCCCTCAGCGCGTGTCTTGATGGTCTTCAGCAACTCGGTGCTAACCACACAGTGCCACTTGCCAAAGAAAAGCTTGAAATCTATTTGAATAATGCAGCTCATGACATAGACGATTGAAAGGATGATTGATATGTCAGTTACTCAACTTAAACACGAGACAATGCTCTCCCCCGCTTGCAGTAAAGGCAGGGCAGGGCGGACTATAGACCGCATAACACCTCATTGCGTGGTTGGACAGTGCGCAGCAAAGAATGTTGCGCTGTCCTGGCGTAATACAAATCGTCAGTGCAGCTCAAACTACGTAATAGGCAAAGATGGTGAGCTTTTGCTTGTAGTCGATGAGGCAAATCGCAGTTGGTGCTCTAGCTCTGCTGATAATGACAACAGGGCTGTAACGATTGAATGTGCTTCAGATATGACACACCCTTATGCTATGAACTCTAAAGTTTATAATAAGCTTGTTGACCTCTGCGTTGATATCTGCAAGCGTAATTATAAGAAAAAGCTCATCTGGATTGCAGACCAAAAGACTGCGCTTGCTTATCATCCAGCAGATGATGAAATGCTCATCACCGTTCATCGCTGGTTTGCTAATAAGGCTTGTCCTGGTGATTGGCTTTATAACCGTCTCGGTCAGCTTGCCCGTACAGTCACACAGAGACTGAACAGCACAAACAAAAAGACTCTTTATCGTGTACAGGTAGGAGCTTTCACTGTAAAGCTTAACGCTACTTTGTATCTCGCTAAGGTCAAAAAGGCAGGTTTCCCTGAAGCCTTCATCACTAAGGACGGGAAATTTTACCGTGTGCAGATAGGTGCTTTCAGCGTAAAGACTAACGCTGATATTTACCTTATCAAGGTACAGCGCGCGGGCTTTAAAAATGCTTTCCTCGCTAAAGTCGAAATATAGTTGTCAGTTTCACCTCCTGACAAGCAAAAGGGCAGAGTCTCAAGACTCTGCTTTTTTGTTTTACTTATCAAGTGGGGCGGGGGCACGCCCCGCCTGATACACTGAAAAAGTAGGGGCGCGACCTATTTGGTGTTGATAGCGTGAAAATTGTGATAGGAATGTGATAAGAAAGTGTTTCTGCCGTGAAAGTGTGATAAACCAGTGAAAATTGTGATAGGAATGTGAAAACATCCCAAAGCCTAAGAACTTGAAATGTGATAGGAATGTGAAAATTGTGATGGGAATGTGTGAGCGTTCCACCTCAAAGACCTCTCAAACCGTATCATTAAGCCAAACTGGAACAAGTGGAACAACTGGAACAAAGAATTTTAAAAAGTATGGGATAATAGAAATATAGACTATAAGGCTTTTGCTTTTTGCCTTATTTGGGAGTTTTACAAAAAGTGCGTTCCAGTTGTTCCACTTGTTCCACCTCTCGAACAAATGGCTTAATAAAGCCCTTTGTGTGTATGTATGAAGTGGAACAAAGCCTTTTTTCTTTGTTCCACCTTGTAGGTATCACGTACAAGCTCACCCGTATGCACGTTCATGCTAGGTACTATTAATTTAAAGCCTTAAAAATACATTAAGACTGAAGGGGTTAGTGCGTCCTTTAAAACCTGTATTCTTTTCACCTGTGTACTCTATACTATTAATAATAGATTTGAGAAGGTTATTTTGGTCTTTGGCTGATGCGCTTGAATCTTTTAAGAGTTTTATAGCTTCTTCGAGTGTTGTTACCCTCTCAGTGTAATCTACCTCTTTTGGGAGATTAGCCCTTGTGTCCATAATAGTTTTTTGGAGTGCATCAATCTTTTCACGCAAAGCAGCATTTCGACGATTAAAAACCTCTGTAGTGTATTGACCTGTTTCTAATAGGTCAAATTGCTTTTCTTCTTGAGCTCTGTATTCGCTCATTTGCTCCTCGTGTTTTTCTAATAAAGCTTTTTGAATCTTGATAGCATTACCCTCATCATTCGTTATTTTCATCTGTAGATTTGGAAGCTCCGCCTCTTCAAGGGCTTTTATAACAGCCTCAAGAACAGTAGGGACCTCAACAGACTTATAGCAGCTAGGCTTATTTCCGCAACTGTAGCGACAAGGTGCGTTTCTCTTCTTAGATGGTGTGACTCTCAGCATAACGCCTCCACAACCTGAACATCTTAAGATAGAAGCAAGAGGGTTCTGAAGTGTACGCTCTTTAGTCACTCGCGGGTTTTTCTTTATAATGTCCTGCGCCTTATCCCATAACTCTTTTGACACGATAGCATCATGTAGCCCTTCAGCGTATAAAATATCTTCAGGTGCTTGTCTTAACCTTTTAACTTTACGCTTTCCGTCCTCTACAACTATTGTCTCTCTTATCTTATTGTATACTACTAATCCTATGTAGTGCTCATTGTTAAGAATTCCACGGATTGAAGATTTCACCCATTTGTCTTTCATACGGGGTTTAATACCTATACGGTTCAGCTCCTCAGCAATCTGAAGGGGTGTAAAACCTTTCAGTGCATAAAGCTCGAATATGTATCTCACAATGTCAGCTTCTTCTGGGTGCTCTTCCAATGTGTGGTCACTTCCTATCTTAATACGATTAAAACCGAAAGGTGCGACGCTTTGGATATAACAGCCTCTTTTCACAGAAGCGATTTTTCCACGGCTCAGAATCTCTTTTGTATATTCTAAATAGTCACGACCTCTTAAAAGCTCATCTTGAAAGAACTTGCGCTCTAATTTCTCTGTAAGGTCATAAGACATATAAGGCGTGATAACCTCTGTGCGTGTATAGCGCAGGTCAGATATCAAGCGCCCGCAGTCTTCAAGGTCTCCACGGCTTAGCCTTTGTGGTTCTATAACTAATACACCTTTGACGTTCGGGTCTTCAATTCTTTTTAGTACTTTTTTGATTTCTACGCGGTCATCAATTGACTCACCGCTGATGACCTCTCTGTAGATGTTTTCCTCAGTAATGCGCCCGCCGAGGTTTTTCTCAGCGTACTCTTGCAGGATGGTCTCGTGCTTGAATAGCACCTCTTCAACTGTTTCGTTTGGGTTGTCTTGTCTTGATTTTCTTAAATATAGTATATAAATATTCATATATGTCTCCTCCTGTTGTCATTTTAACTAAAAGCTTTATAGCTTTTTTATATAATATCACAAAAATTAGAAAAAGGTGAACTTTTTTAAAAAAACCTATTGACTTTTTAAAGTTATTTTAGTATAATGATATCAGACACAGGGGCACAAAAGGTACTAAAGACCTAAACCCAAAACTGAAGAAAGGAGAATGTAAATGTTCGATTATAGTAAACTTTGCGGGCGCATCGTTGAAAGATTCGGGACTCGCTCAGCCTTCGCTGAAAAGTTAGGTATGACACCTTCAAACCTTTCAGGTCGATTAAAAGGGCACGTGAAGTTCTCATCTGAAGACATCTCTAAGATGGTTGAACTTCTCGAAATACCTGACAGCGAAATCAGCACATATTTTTTTACTCGAAAGGTTCAGTAAATTCGAACCTTCCTGAAAAAACAGTAAAGGTCGGTGATATCACAATACATATCTACAAGCCCCAGCTCACAGAAGAACAGAGAAGCCAAGTTGAAGAGCAAATCAGACTCGCGGCAACTCAACTGATAAAGATGAAAGGAAAGCAAGCAGTATGAACACCGTAACAATTGAACTTTGTGCAGAAGATAGAGCAAGAATTGACAAGCTCATCAGCCTCGCAGAACAAAACCTCACAGCAGCATTACACGTTGCACCACAGGCTCCCGAGCCAACAACCACACCAGAGCCCGAAGCTTCAAAGGTAGAAGCTCCAACGCCTGAACCTACACCAGAACCCAAAATCACAGAACCTGAAGCTCCAAAGGCAGAAGTCACAGAAGAGCCAAAAAAGATAGGCTTTGCACCTACAATTGACAATCTGCGCAAAATAGCCCTGATGCTTACATCATCTGGACATAAGGAAGCCGTTCGAAACATTGTTAATAAATACGCTCCAAAACTTTCAGACGTGCCTGAAGACAAAATCGCTGAATGTATGGCAGAGCTTGAAAAGGTGGGATGATATGGCTGAACTTAAAGACCACAGCACAAGAGACCATGCGCTCCTGAACGCATCAAGTGCTGAGCGCTGGCTTAATTGCACACCATCAGCACTTGCGGCGGAGGCTTACCCCTCAGAAGCTACAGAGTTCACGCTCGAAGGCACACTTGCTCACGAAGTGGCAGAAGCGGTCTTGAATGGTGAAGAGGTCACACCGAGCGGAGACATAACTTTTGAAATGCTTGATTGTGCGAATAGCTATGATGACTACATCAAAACTCGGATACACAGACCCGATGCAGTAGTTCTCACAGAACAACAAGTTGACTTTTCACCGTGGGTGCCCGAAGGCTTCGGAACTTGTGACTGTATCATCCTTCAGGGTAACACCTTAACAGTTGTAGACTTCAAATATGGTCAGGGTGTAGCAGTAGCGGCAGGAAACAATCCACAGCTTAGACTGTACGCACTCGGAGCCTTGAATGACTACGGACATCTCATAGATGTAGAGGTTGTAGAGATGCACATCGTACAGCCTCGAATTGAAAACTATTCATATGAAGTGATAAACATCGACGCCTTGAAAGAATGGGGTGAATCAATCAAGCCTATTGCTGAAAGGGCTTACAAAGGCGAAGGTGAATACGTGGCAGGTAAACATTGTAAGTTCTGCCCTCACGCTGGACATTGCAGAAAGCTTAATGAGGTTTGTACTACATACATAACCCACAACGGACATCAGGTGGCAATTCCAAAGCTTGCACCTTTTGAGCTTGCAGGTGCTCTCCAAATGGAGCCACTCATCACTTTATGGCTTAAGAGAGTTAAAGAGCAGGCGTTCAAAGATGCAATCAATGGAGAAAAAATCCCAGGTTATAAGCTCGTACAAGGTAAAATGGGCAATCGCAAATGGTCTGATGAGTCTAAAGTGCTTGACGCGCTGAAGAATGAAGACATCAGCCCTGACAGCGTAACAGAAACTAAGATTTTAAGCCCTGCGCAAGTTGAAAAGCTCATAGGCAAAAAGAAATTCAAGCAATTGCTGAATGACTACACGACAAGGGCTCCAGGTGCTCCGTCCCTCGTAGCTGATACGGACCCAAGACCTGAATTCGACTCACAGGCTTCTATAATTAATGACTTCACAGAAAGGACTGATACAGAATGAGAAAGCTTCTCAGAAGAATTGCTAAGTACAGGATGAAACAGGCAGGGCTTGTGTGTGTCAATGACAAGAACTTCAACCCTCTGGCTGATAGTCGCAGACACTCAAGCTACTTCTCAACTCACTGGCGCGAATACCTCGGCGCCTAATAACCCTATAACCTAATAACTTAAAATCTATATGTAATTGAAAAGGAGAATTTATCATGGCTAACACAAAGGTAGTAACTAACAAAGTACGTTTTTCTTATGCTTATCTCTTCGAGCCCCAGCCCTCTTTCAGCGGTGGCGACCCCAAGTACAGCGTAACACTTCTGATTCCCAAATCTGACACTGTAACGCTCAACGCTATTAAGGCAGCTCAGCAGGCGGCACGCGATAACTTCTGCGCACGTAACGGAGCGAATGCACTCCCTGTACAGTTCAATCACACTTTGCACGACGGCGACGGTTTGAGAGATTCAGGCGAGGAGTACGGACCTGAGTGCAAGGGTCACTACGTAATCACTGTTAACACAAAGAACAAGCCCGCTATTGTCGACAGCTCGGGCAACGTTATCCTTGATGCTTCTGAGGTGTATAGCGGTTGTTATGGTCGCGCGAGCATCAACTTCTACGGTTACAGCGTAAATGGTAAGAAGGGCGTAAGCGCTGGACTGTTAGGTATTCAGAAGCTCCACGACGGCGAGCCTTTCGGTTCTGTAGGTTCTGCGAATGACTTCAACGATGGCTTCAAAGACCCTGACAGCTCAGCAAATGACGACTTCCTCAGCTAATACGAAAGGGATGAATTGAAATGCGTATATTGTGGCTCGATACAGAGACATACAGTGCGACAGACCTCAAAGCCTCGGGACTTTATAAGTATATGGAAGACCCCGACTTTGAAATTCTGCTTCTGACTTACGCATGGGATGATGAACCCGTCAGAGTTCTTGACCTGACAGACCCGACGAATACAGAAGAGCTTCAGCAGATTGTTGAAGCTCTTAAAACACCCGAAGTGCTCAAAGTCGCACATAATGCGGCTTTTGAGCGCGGGGCTTATAAAGCACAGTTTGGCTTCTATCAAGAACCTGAGCAGTGGTTTGATACCATGATTTTATGCGGAATGAACGGCTTACCTCTTGACCTTGACGGTGCAGGTGAAGCTTTAAATCTCGAAGATAAGAAAATTAAGGAAGGCAAGGCACTTATAAATTACTTTTGCAAGCCTTGCAAGCCTACAAAAGCAAATGGAATGAGAACACGCAATCTCCCAGAGCACGACCCCGAGAAATGGGAACGCTTCAAAAAATATGCAGAGCGTGACGTTGTGACAATGCGCGAAATCTATAAGGCACTGAATGGCTATAAAATAACTAACTTTGAAAAGGCTGTTGGTGTACTTGATGCGAAGATTAATGAGCGCGGAGTAATGATTGACAGAGAACTCGTTGAGTCAGCTATAGCAATTGATGAAAAGCTCGCGGCTGACCATATCGAAGAAGCTCACAGGCTGACAGGACTTGATAATCCTAACAGCGTTGCACAGCTCAAAGACTGGTTAGGCGGATTAGGCTATGAGCTTGACAGTTTGAACAAAGAAACATTAGCTGATTTGTTGAAAATCACTAAAGACCCAGTTGTTCGCCGTGTCTTAGAACTTCGTCAAATGATGGGAAAAACCTCTGTAAAGAAATATCAGGCGATGATAAATGCTCAATGTTCAGAGGGAAGAATACACGGGCTTTTACAGTACTACGGAGCAAACCGCACAGGTAGATGGGCAGGAAGACTTGTACAGCTTCAGAATCTCCCACAAAATCACCTTGACGACATAGGTCTTGTGCGTGAAGTCGTGAGAGCAAGAGATGCTGAAACGCTTGAAATGCTTTTTGACTCTGTACCTGATACCTTATCACAGTTAATAAGAACAGCGCTGATAGCTAAAGAAGGACATACATTCCTTGTCGCTGACTATTCTGCTATTGAAGCCCGTGTTATAGCTTATTTGGCTTCTGAGCAGTGGCGTATGGATGTATTCAGAGAAGGCGGAGATATTTATTGTTCATCAGCCTCTCAGATGTTCAAGGTCCCTGTAGAAAAACACGGAGAAAATGGACACCTCAGAGCAAAAGGAAAGATTGCCGAGCTTGCCTGCGGTTACGGCGGCGGAGTAGGAGCAATGAAGAACTTCGGAGCCGATAAAATGGGCTTAACAGAAGATGAAATGAAAGATATTGTGGCTCAGTGGCGTATAGCTAGCCCGAACATTCCGAGACTTTGGCGCAGAGTTGAAGAAGCAGCTAAAACGGCTCTTGACTGCCCAGGACGTAAATGTGCAGTACTTCGTGAAGGAAGCACTCAGCCTATTTGCACTTATTGGCACGACGGAAAGGCGCTGAGATGTGAATTACCATCAAAACGCATATTGACCTATTGGAACGCGAGACTTATCGCTAATAAAATCACATACGCTGGACAGAATCAAGAAACTAAGAACTGGGAGCTTACAGATACATGGGGCGGAAAGCTTGTTGAGAATATTGTTCAGGCTTTCGCGCGTGATTGTCTCGCCACAGCTCTTCTCAGACTTGATGAGGCTGGGTATCAGATAGTCTTTCATGTACACGATGAAATTATAGCTGAAGCGCCCGAAGGTTCTAAATGGGAAGATATGGCGGAAATAATGGGAATGCCTATCGTTTGGGCACCAGGTCTGCTTTTAAACGCTGAAGGTTATTCAACTAAGTTTTATATGAAAGATTAAGAGGTGATGCGGATGATATATCATAGACCTATCGAAACAATATATAAGGGTTATAGGTTCCGTTCAAGGCTTGAGGCTAGATGGGCTGTATTCTTCGACGCTATAGGTCTTGAATGGGAATATGAAACAGAAGGCTATGAGCTTTCAAATGGTGAAAGGTACCTGCCTGATTTCTATTTTCCTAAAATGGACTGGTTTTGTGAAATTAAACCTGACCGTGCAGGAGCTCAACACGAACTTCAGAGCAAAACAGCTCAACTGGTAGAAGACCTGCATACGGCGGTTCTTGTTTTGGGCTCAATACCTGACACAACGCAAGGTGCTCTTTGGGGCTTTCCTATTCTGTACTATAACCCTTTTGACGCTCATGAACACGTCTACACGAGGGTAATAACTCCGCTCGGCGCTTCTGAAGGCGCTTTGATTTATGAGGGTCAAGCAACCCCTCAAAACTCCGAGCCTTTGGGTGACCCTCGCGCTTTTGAGGAGTATATGAAAAGCGCTTATGATGCGGCTAGACAAGCCCGTTTTGAGTTTGGCGAAAGCGGATAAAAAAATATTTTCAGAAAATTCAAAAAAATGCTTGACTTTTGAATAAAATCGTGCTATAATATCATTAACAACAAAACAGATGCACGGAGGCGCAAGATGAATATTAAATATGACAGAGAGCTTGATGTTGCTCTTGGTAACAGCAGAAAATGCAAAACCTGGAAAAACAGGAAAATGAGATGGTCAGAGCTCCTCGATAAGATGAGCTCGACCGTCAGAACTAATGAGACAGTTGCAGAATATAAGACAATGGACCGCGAAGCCCAGGCAGACCGTAAAGACCATGGCGGCTTCGTAGGTGGATACTGTAAGGATGGAAATCGCACACAGATTGAACACCGCTCAGTCCTTTGCCTTGATGCAGACTTCGCAGATGACGAACTCTGGGACGACTGGTCTCTTCTCTTCGGTACAGCTTCGGCTATCTATTCCACGCATAAGCACACACCTGAAAATCCTCGCCTGCGTTTAGTCATTCCACTTGCAAGGGATGTAGACCCTGACGAATATCAGGCAATAGGGCGCAAAATAGCTGAAATGCTCGGGATGGATAAGTTCGATGATACGAGCTATCAACCACAACGCGTAATGTTCTGGGCTTCCACTTCATCAGATGGACAGTTCGTTTTTGAGTATATCGACGCTCCGCTCCTTGACCCTGATGAAATCCTCGCAATGTATCATGACTGGAGAGACATTTCCAGTTGGGCTGTCAGCTCAAGACTTGCAACAGCTATCAAGCATGACTCCTCTATTAAACAGAAAGACCCCTTGACTAAAAACGGCATTGTAGGCGCTTTCTGTAGAGCTTACACGATAACTGAAGCAATTGAGAAGTTTGTACCTGACTATCAGCCTTGCTCAATCCCTGGACGCTATACATATGTTAATGGCTCCACAGCGGCTGGTGTTATAACCTATGACGACAAATTCAGTTATTCACACCACGCTACAGACCCTTCAAGTCTTCAACTCTGCAATGCTTGGGACCTCGTAAGACTTCATATGTTCAGCGACCTTGATTTCAAGGCAAAACCCGACACACCCTCTATCAGCATGCCGAGCTATTTGGCTATGGTTGATATGGCTACTAATGACCCTAATGTATCAGCCCAAATCGTAAATGACAGACTTGCAACGGCATCTGTAGATTTTAACTTTTTTGATGATTCAGATACTGACGACAGTACAAGTTCTATGGACGATTTGGATTGTGTACCACCTGACGATGGTGGGTCAGATACATCAAGCAGTTCAAGTTCAAATGATGATGACTCTTGGACAGCGAACCTGAAAATCACAGCGAAAGGCGCAATTGCCCAGACAATTGAAAATGTGGTTATAGTGCTGACTAACGACCCAAAACTCAAAGGTTGTCTTGCATACAATGAAATGGACCACAACATTGTTGCAGTCAAAAGCCTGCCCTGGCGTAAGGTCACAGAACCCTCACAGTGGACAGACTCAGACGATGCGGCGCTCAGATATTATCTTGAATGTGCCTACACTCTCAGTGGTAAAGACCGCATCTTCGACGCTGTAAACGTAGTAGCAATTCAGAACAGTTATCACCCAGTGAGGGACTATCTCAACAGTTGCAAATGGGACGGAATACATAGACTCGACACTCTTCTGGTTGACTACCTCGGCGCTGAAGATAACGAGTACACAAGAGCAGTAACCCGTAAGACCCTCGTAGCTGCTGTAGCTCGTATTTATAAGCCTGGCGTGAAGTTCGACTATATGCTCACTCTCAAGGGTAAGCAGGGACTTGGTAAATCAACGCTTATTGCAAAACTCGGCGGACAGTGGTTTTCGGATAGTTTCACGAGCATTCAGGGTAAAGATTCATATGAGCAGATTATGGGTGTGTGGATTATGGAAGTTGGCGAGCTTGCAGGTATGAGAAAGGCAGAAGCCGAGACTATCAAGCTTTATATTTCAAAGCAGACAGACCGCTTCAGACCTGCCTATGGTCGCAGAACTCAGGAATTTCCTCGTCAGTGCATCTTCATCGGGACGACGAATGAGTCTCAGTTCTTGCGCGACACAACAGGGAACCGTCGCTTCTGGATTGTCGACACCCCAAACCCTGCACTTGAGGATATGTGGGACTTGACGGCTGAAGACATCAAGCAGATATGGGCTGAAGCTGTTGAATACTATAAACAGGGTGAGTCGCTCTTCTTGAGCAAGGAAATTGAAGCGCTCGCACGTGACATTCAGGAGACCTACGAGGAAGAAAACCCCCGCGCTGGTTTGGTTCTCGACTACATCAACCGCAAGCTTCCTGAGGGTTGGGATGACATGGACCTCTACAGCCGCAAGCAGTGGCTTGACTCTTCAGCTGAAGGTACAGTTGAGCGTACAACCGTAAGCGCAATTGAAATCTGGACTGAAGCCCTTAACGGTTCATCTGACAGAATTGACCGTTACGGTGTAAAGGAAATCAGGGACATTATGTCTAAGTTCCCCGAGTGGGCACATCAAGGAAATGCTCGCATTTCTTCTAAGCGTTATGGCAGACAGCGCTATTTTAAAAAGGTGGGTTCTGATGCTTGAAAAGGACATTGAAAAACACTTAACAAAAAAGGTCAAAGAGCTCAAAGGTAGATGCCTTAAGTGGGTTTGTCCTGGGTGGGCGGGAGTACCAGACAGAATGGTACTCCTACCACGGGGGCGTATCTACTTCGTAGAGCTTAAAAGAGAAAAAGGCGGACGACTTAGCAAACTACAAGAAAAGTGGCACGAATGGCTCAGAGAATTAGGTTTTGAGGTTTTCGTGTTATGGTCAAAAGATGAGGTCAACGACTTCATTGCATATGTAAAGGAGAAGTAATATGTTAGAAATCAAAACAATTGTAAAAACCCTCTGTGATGTTAAAGCTTTTGATGATGAGGTAAATTATCATATAAACGCTGATTATGTCCTCAACACTCGTCAGATAATCCCTATTGCGGATGGGGCTGTTCTCTATGCAGAACTTGAACGCATCACTGATGAGGACGAAGAAGAGGAGGACGACGAAGAAGAGGATATGGCTATATGGAGCATTTCAAGAATAAAGCCTTCACGCCCCTATGCTTGCAGTAAATGCGGCTTTTCACCTGATATGTCAATAAATGGTAGTCTTCCGAAACGTTGCCCCAGTTGTGGTCGCTTGATGTGTCCGCCTATAGCTTAAAAGGGTGGTGAGGTCTTATGCAATATAAACCTTATCCGCATCAAAGCGCGGGAATTGAATGGATACACGACCACCCTGCCTGTGCCCTCTTGTGGGGCATGGGCACGGGTAAAACCGTTACGACCCTTACGGCTATTGACCAGCTCCTCAATGATTGTTTGGAAGATGGTCCTGTCCTCGTTATAGCTCCTAAGAGAGTCGCGGAAAACACGTGGTCGAAAGAGACTGAGAAATGGGCACATCTTCGTCACTTAAGAATTTCGAAGATTATGGGCACACAGAAAGAGCGCCTCAATGCCTTAAATGCTAATGCTGACATCTATGTCATCAACCGTGAAAATGTTGTCTGGCTCGTGAAAGAACTCGGGAAGGCTTGGAAGTTCCCTATTGTGGTTATTGATGAGCTCTCAAGCTTCAAAAGTCACCAGGCTCAGAGATTTAAAGCATTAAGGGCTGTACGTGATAAAATCAAAAGGATTGTAGGTCTGACGGGCACCCCTCGACCGAATAGCCTCGCTGATTTCTGGTCTGAGATTTTCCTGCTTGATAAAGGTGAAAGGCTCGGGAAAAGCATCATGGCTTTCCGCACTAATTACCTTATACCTGATAAGACTAACGGGCACGTAGTTTATAGCTACAGAGAGCGCGAAGGTGCAGAGGAAGAAGTATATGATAAGATTTCTGACATCTGCATGTCTATCAAAAAAGAAGATGTTTTAAGTCTTCCTGGACAGATATTTGAAGATATTGAGCTCGAAATGCCAAAGGCTCTCTATAAGGAATATAAGAAATTCGAAAAGGAAAAGGTCCTTGAGAGCTTGAACGCTGAGGGTGAAATAGTTGCGAATACAGCTGCGACCTTGACCAATAAGCTTTTACAGTATGCTAATGGTGCTGTTTATGACGCTGAGGGCATAGCGCACCATATTCACGATATCAAGCTTGATGCCTTAGAGGAGCTTATAGAAGAGGCTGGCGGTGATTCTGTTCTTGTTCTGTATTCTTATAAGTCTGACGCTGAGAGAATAAAGCAGCGTATCAAGTGCAGAGAGCTTGACAAGCCTGAAGACATTGACGACTGGAACGCTAAAAAGATACCCGTTGCAATTGCGCATCCTGCGA